GAGAAAGTCGCAGAAAAAACACAATTTGAAAAACATAAAGAACAAATTGCAAAAGAGAAAGCAGAAGAGTCCTCAGAACTAGATAAAGCTTTCGTAAAATCAGAAGAAAGGGTATTAGATCCTAAACTACTAGACAAATCACTACTTGACAGAATGCCTGATCCTGTTGGATGGCGGATACTCGTATTGCCATACAGAGGTAAAGGTCAAACTGACGGCGGTATTCAGCTAGTTAAAGAAACCGTAGACAGAGAAGCTTTAGCTACAGTGATCTGCTACGTTTTAAAGGTAGGCCCTTTAGCTTATAAAGATAATAAATTTGGTCAGCCAGATACAAGATCTGCTTGGTGTAAACAAGGAGATTGGATTTTGATTGGCAGATACGCAGGAACTCGTTTCAGATTAGAAGATGATAACGAAGTTCGTATTATTAACGATGATGAAGTGATTGCAACAATCCTTGATCCAGATGACATAAAATCTTTATAGGAGTAAAGAATGAGCGAAGAAGCACAAAACATAGACGTTGAGATAACGGAAGAAAAAATAGAAAAAGCAGCACTTCCTGAAAATAGAAGAGTTGAAGAAGAAGTACAGGATACTCCTGTAGAGGTAGAGGTTAATCAAGATGTAGCACCTGTATCTGAAGATGAAATACAAGAAGACTTTGAGGCATCACCTAAAGTAGAAGAAAAAGTAAAAGATCAATCAGATGTAGAAAAAAGAGCAGCATTAGCACAAAACAGAATAAACAAAGCTGTAGCACAAGCTAAAGAGTTTCAAAGAAGAGAGCTTATGGCTGTTCAATACGCTAATGAACTTAGAGAACAAAACGAACAATTAAGACATTCTCAGAAAGCTTTTCAATCTAATTACGGTGATGAGTTTTCAACTAGAGTTGAGTCTCAATTAGCATTATCAAAACAAGCTTTAAAACAAGCTACTGAAGCTGGAGATGCAGAAGCCATAGCAACTGCAACCGAAGCTTTGAGCATGGCAACAGCAGATAAGGCTAGACATGAGCAGTATAAACAACAGCAAAAACAATACGAAGCTCAAGAACAAGCTTACTTAGAACAGGCTAAACAGCAACAATATCCACAGCCACAGCCTATTCAAGAAGAATATGATCAGCCCTCTGACAAAGCTAGAGAGTGGGCTCAAAGAAATACTTGGTTTGGAACAGACGATGTTGCAACCAGTGTAGCCTTTGCAGTTCACAAACAATTAGAGAACGAAGGCTTTGACACTGAGAGTGATGCATACTATAGTGAGATAGATAAACGAGTGCGAGATAACTTGCCTCACAAATTTAACGTGGAAGCGAACAAAAAACCCGTCCAAACAGTCGCTTCAGCCACACGCAACACATCGACTGGACGCAAACAAAATCGTATCGAGTTGACACCGAGCGAACAAGCACTAGCTAAAAAACTTGGAGTGTCATTTAAAGATTACGCAATACAAAAAGCGAGGTTACAAAAATCATGAGCGAAATAGATAATAAAACTGAAGATAACAGAGCTACTAGAAACTCTGACACTAGAGAGACAAACACTAGGCCAAAAGCCTGGAAGATGCCTTCAGCGTTAGAATTACCAGAGGAAGCTGTAGAATTAGCTAAATCACAAGGTATTTCTTATCGTTGGGTTAGAGAATCTGTATTAGGCCAAGATGACAAAACGAATGTCTCAAAAAGATTTCGTGAAGGATTCGAGGTTGTTAAACCAGATGAGTTACCTGGATACCATGATTTACCTACTGTCGATGACGGTCGTCACGCAGGAGTAATTGGAGTTGGTGGGTTGATACTGTGCAAAATAGATAAAGAAATCGCAGATCAAAGAAATGACTTTTTTGAACAACAAACCAATAATCAAATGACTGCTGTTGAGAATGACCTAATGCGTGAAGAGAATCCCTCAATGCCAATCTCAAAAGAGATTAAATCAAGGGTGACTTTTGGTGGAGGTAGCAAAGGATAACTTTGTGAACTCTGAAATTATAATTATTTTATAGGAGAAACAAAAATGGCAAATCAAGATGCTGCTTTTGGAATGAAGCCTGTAAGAATGATGGGTGGTTCACCTTATACTGGTGGACAAAGTCGTTATAGAATAGCTGCAAACTACGGAACAAGTATCTTCCAAGGAGATATGGTAATGCAAGTAACTGGAGGCGGTATTGAAGTACACGCTGACGGTGGCACAGTTCCTGTTGTTGGAGTATTCAATGGATGTTCTTACACCGATCCGACTACAAGCGAACAAGTATTTAGTAATTACTATCCTGCAAGCACTAATGCTTCAGATATAATTGCTTTTATAATCGATGATCCTAACGTGGTCTTCGAGGTACAAGCAGACGACACTTTCCCAGTGGCTGATCTGTTTGGAAACTTTGACATTGTTTACACAAGTTCAGGTAGTACCGTCACAGGTATTTCAGGAGCTGAGTTAGATGTCACAACAGGTGCAACTTCAACAAATTTACCGCTAAAAGCGATTGATATTTCAGGAGATCCTGAAAATTCAGACGTTGCTACGGCAAATACAAACGTTTTAGTTGTTATTCAAAATCATATCTGCGGCATAAAAGGTGCAGGTCTAGCTTAATAAGGAGTATAAATTATGGCTATTTCAAGAGCTCAATTAGCGAAAGAATTAGAGCCTGGGTTGAATGCCTTATTTGGCATGGAATACAACAGGTATGAACAACAACATGCAGAAATATTTGAGACAGAAGCATCAGATAGAGCATTTGAAGAAGAAACCTTAATAGTAGGTTTCGGTAACGCAAAAGTAAAATCAGAAGGACAAAGCGTGGCATTTGACCAAGCATCTGAAGGTTTTACTGCAAGGTACTCACATGAGACCATTGCGTTAGCATTTGCATTAACTGAAGAAGCTATCGAAGATAATCTGTATGATAGATTAGGAGCCCGATACACAAAGGCTTTAGCAAGATCAATGGCACACACAAAGCAAGTAAAAGCTGCGTCTGTGCTTAATAACGCATTCTCATCAAGCTTCACTGGAGGAGATGGTGTTGCTTTAGTGAGTGATTCTCACCCTTTAACAGGTGGCGGAACATTCTCAAACAGACCAAGCACTTACACTGACTTGAATGAGACTTCATTAGAAGATGCACTTATTTCAGTTTCAACTTTTGTTGATGACAGAAATATGGTTATTGCTTTACAAGGAACTAAGTTAATCGTTCCACCACAATTACAATTCGTGGTTGATAGATTGCTACAAACACCTGGTAGAGTGAGCACATCAGATAATGACATCAATGCTATTAAGAACATGGGCATGGTACCAGAGGGTTATTCTGTAAATAACTTCTTAACAGATACCGATGCTTGGTTCTTATTAACAGATTGTCCTGACGGATTCAAACACTTCGAGAGATCACCTCTTTCAACTTCTATGGAAGGTGACTTTGATACTGGCAATGTCAGATTCAAAGCTAGAGAAAGATACTCATTTGGATTTTCAAACCCAAGAGCAGTGTTTGCATCTCAAGGTGCATAATCTCTGTTGATTATCTAAGGGAGCTTCGGCTCCCTTTTTTTTTGGCTAAAACTAATATACAATCAAAAGTCTAGGGTTTATTAACTTGTTCTATTAACTGACCTAGCAGACAAGCCAAGATAATAGAACTTATTTTTCGGGAGAAAAATTATGGCACAATCGACTTTTAGTGGACCAGTTAAATCACTAGCTGGATTCATCTCAGCAGGTAACGCATCAGTAGTTAGCCTAACAGCAGATACTACTCTTACAGTTGCTGCTCACGCTGGAAAAATATTAACTTGTAATGATGCAGATGGTAAGTTTACTTTGCCTAGCATTGTAACTACTACTCCATCAACAAATGAAGATCCTAACCAATTAAACAACTTAGGTGCTTCTTTCTTCTTTGTAGTTGAAACAGCAGCTACAGATATGGATATTAAAACTGATGGCACTGATAAATTTGTTGGTGGTTTATATACAGGTGTAGATGACAGTACAGGTAAAACATTTATATCTGGTGCTTCAAATGATGTTATTACTTTGAATGGCTCTACCAAAGGCGGATTAGCTGGTAGTATTATCAAAGTAACTGCTATGGCCTCAGCTAAATATGCAGTAGAAGGTATTACACTAGGTTCAGGAACTTTAGTAACACCATTTGCTGACGCATAAGGAGTAGCTCATGGCAGATACAGTAACTTCTCAAACTATTCATGATAGTGACAGAGTAGCGATATTAAAGTTTACTAATGAATCTGACGGAACAGGTGAATCTTCTGTTAAAAAAGTTGATGTTTCAGCTTTAGCTAAAAACAATTTAGGTGAGTCTTGCAGTAGAGTTTCTATATCACGTATATACTGGGCAACCAGAGGTATGGGTGTAGACATAGAGTTTGATGCAAGCACTAATGTTTTAGCAATACCATTACCAGCAGATAGCACAGGAGATGAATACTATGATTTATTTTCTGGCATACCTAATAATGCAGGATCTGGTATAACTGGAGATATTGACTTTACAACAGTAGGTCACTCAAGTGGTGACGCTTACTCTGTTATTTTAGTTTTAAACAAAAGCTATTAATGAATGGTTGTAAAAAGAAGAAAAACTAAAAATATACGTAGGACAGTTGGTAAGGGCGGTAACTTCCGCCCTACCAAGTCTGGTGCAGGCATGACTAAAAAAGGTGTGCGTGCGTATAGAAAAAAAAATCCAGGTAGTAAACTTAAAACAGCAGTAACAGGTATAGTTAAAAAAGGTAGTAGGGCTGCGAAACGTAGAAAATCTTATTGTGCTAGATCACTAGGACAACTCAAACGCAGTTCAGCTAAAACAAGAAACAATCCTAATTCAAGAATTAGACAAGCAAGAAGAAGGTGGAAATGTTAAGAAAAATAAAAAAAGTATCAAGACAACTTAACAAAGCATCTAAATTACACAAAAGACAATCAAACGTTTTAAAAAAATTAGTTAAAAATGCCCAAAAAAAAAGATCCAAAAGTAGGAACAGGAAAAAAACCAAAAGGTAGTGATAGAAGACTATACACAGATGAAAACCCAAAGGATACTGTTTCAATTAAATATGCAACTGTTCAAGATGCTAGAGATACGGTTGCTAAAGTAAAACGAACTAGAAAACCTTTTGCAAGATTAATACAAATATTAACTGTAGGAGAGCAACGATCTAGGTATGGAGGCAAACCGAAGCAAGCTGAAATATTTAGAAGAGGCAAAGATGCGATCAGAAAAAAACATGGTAGAATAAAATAATGGCAAAGAAAGCAAAAAGCGGTGGCAAGATTTGTCCAGCTGGTAAAGCTTGGGCAAAAAGAACTTTTGATACATACCCTTCAGCGTATGCAAATATGGCTGCATCTAAATATTGTAAAGATCCTAACTATGCTAAAGGTAGCAAAGGTAAAAAGAAAAAAATGAAAAACGGTGGACTTGTTAATATAAGAGGACAAGGTATCGTTATGAAAGAAAGACTCAGATAATGGGACAGCTAAAACAATGGCGAGAACAACAGTGGGTAAGGATCGGAACTGACGGTTCTATTAAAGGCCCATGTGGTACAAGTAAAGATAAAAAAAATCCAGATCGTTGTTTACCAAAAGCAAAAGCACAAAGTTTAAGTAAAGCAGAAAGAGCAAAAACTGCAAGAAAGAAAAAAGCAGCAGGCAGAAAAGGTAAGACTGTTGTTGCTAATACTAGAAAAGCTAAAGTATCCATGAAGAACGGTGGAGAAGTTAGAAAAATTGCAAGAGGTTGTGGTAAAGTAATGAGCAACAGAAGAAAGAAAACTAAATATTCATAGGAGTGAATAATGTATAAAAGAACTAAAGGCTATGCTAAAGGCGGAATGGTCAAAGGCACCAAATATATGGCTAAGGGTGGTTCTATGAAAGGAACTAAATATATGGCCAAAGGTGGTGCAGCCAAGAAGACTAAGTATATGGCTAAAGGTGGTGCTATGAAGGGTACTAAATACATGGCAAAAGGTGGAGCCATGAAAGGTACAAAGTATATGGCTAAAGGTGGAAAGGTTTAGTAACTTTTTCACAACAACAAAGGAGAGAGCGTTTTGTCATATTTGATTTCAAATATACCTCAGTTTAAATGCTGGGTAAGAAAAGAGTTTACAGCCAACCACAGCAATTATCATGGAGAGTATCTACATGCTCTTGCTATTGCTGTTAATACTATTCCAGATAGATCACTAAGTTTTCAAGTAGTTTTTACTGGGT